CAAGCTCGCCGCCGCAAACCCCATATCTTGTGCACAAGGCGTTCCGCCGGCGCACAAGATGTTGTGTTCTCCCTCCGAAAGCGTCGAGTTGGTATTGGCCTCCTGCGGCCTCGGCCACATGGCCGCGCCTCGCCGGCCTCAGCGTTTCAGCCATGACCCCGATTTTCTACACGCGCTGGCGTCGGATGGCATTCGGGCCGCAGGCCGTAGGGTAGGGCGTGAGCCTGCCCGGCCTCGCCGGCAGCAGGAGCGCCGCTCATGAAGCGCCGCGATCCGATCCCGCACCCTATCGCCGTAGGCGATGACAGGCCGCAGAACGCGGCTGAACAGCGCACAGACGTTTCACGGCCGTTACCTCGCCCCCGGTCCCACTGGGACCCGCACGGCCCCCAGACGGCCTCTCAGCGCACGTTGGCGCGATTCCGGGCAGCCCGGCGCCCCGCTGCGGCACCGAACGGGAATCCCCGCCCTGAACAACGCCTTTCACGGCCCAGCAGCTCGCACCAGGTCGAGCAGCAACTCGATTTGTTCCCCACCCCGGTGTCTTCCCCCGAGTCTCCCACCGGGGCTTTTTCTTCTGCTGATCGGGACGATCGGCAAGGGGCGGTCCTTGTAACACCGCCCCTTTGTCTCATGAGTGAGACTTTCGCCGACCGTTTGGACAGTACTTCCGACTGTCCAGGGGGTGACCGCGAATGATGATCGACTGGGTCACCATCCGGGTGCCGTACGAGAAGCTCAGCGATCACGCCAGGGCCGTGTGCCTGACCATTGGCGACCGGATCACCCGCTACTGCCCCCAGACAGGTGATGAACGCTGGACGTCCGCTGCTTGGGACAGCATCCGGAGCGATTCTCACCAGATCGCGTTGAAAGCCGGCGGGGCCGAACTCTGGATTCAGGGGTCACCCGCCAGGGTCATCGGCAGAGGTGACGCCGTGTTCGGTGCCGGGGCGTCTGCCGCGCTCGATCTGCGCGGCTGCGCCGATCACATGATCAGGTGGGTGGCTGCCTACCTGGGCACCGATCTGCCCGGCCCGGAAGCCTGGATTTTGTCTCGCATCGACGTGACCGAGAACCTGGCGCTTTCGAGTCTGGCAGAGGTGCGGCAGGCGCTTTCGATTTTGCGTGAGTGCGAGGGTGGCCGGTACCGGGTCAGCCAGCAGGCTGGCGATACCGTCTACTGGTCTCACCGATCAAAGCACCGTGCTGGCAAGGCTTACGCGAAGGGGCCTCACCTGACTTACATGATGAAAAAGCCCGACTACACCGGGTGCAACTACACGGCGCAAGAGATCGCGGATGCTAACCGCCTCTTGCGCCTGGAATTGAAGCTCGGCCGCGCATGGTTCGAGCGCCATGACTGGCTAACGTTAAAACCCGATGAATTGAAGGCTGAGTGGAGCAGCTACTTCGAGCGAATGATTGGAGATGCGGATATGACTGGCGAAGACGAACTCAAGGAACGTGTTTTTCAGGTGGCTAAGACGGAAGGGCAGGCTAAAGCCGCCCTCGGGCTGTGGGCGCTGATTCAATCGCGCGGATGGGAAGCCGCTCGTGAACTACAGAGTCGCCCGACCTGGTACCGCAATTTGAAGATTCTCCGGGCTGCTGGCCTGGGTGATGCCGATCTGGCCAAAGGTCAGGTCGTTCCGATCCGCAAGCGCATTATTGAGGCGCAAGCGGTGACTTCCTGGGCGCAACTGCACGCCGCTTAAAAATAGGTAGAGACGTTATGAAAATTGAAATTATCAAAGGCCATGAGCAGCCCATCTCCCGGATGATCACTACTCAGACTGGCCAGAAAACGATTCACGAACAAACCGCGTACGCACACATGGGTGGCGCTTTCCCCGTGGAATTTAAAATTCCACTGAACAGCCACGGCGATGCTTACCCAGTAGGCGAGTACACCCTGCACCCCGGTTCGTTCAGCGTTAACCGTTTCGGCAGCCTCGAGATTAATCGCTTCGAGATTCGTCTTGTCGCTGAAAAGTCCCTGTCAGCGGCTAAGACTGCGTGATTTTCGCCAAGCGGAGCGCGGAGGGGCTTTGCCCCGGAGGTCCGAGGGACCGTTACCCGTATGGGATGAGACCCAGGCTCAGCGATGTTATGCGCCCTGTGGGTTTCCCGCACGGCTCAGTTACAGAGTAGGGCCCGTTCCGCAGGACGGACACAACCGTTTTTAGAACAGGAAAAGCAATGGAATTAATAGCGTGTGATGGTCAATGGCAACAGGGCCCCGGCGGAGAAGTTATCTGCGCTGGCACGCTACAGAACGTCCCCGGTGGTGGTCCTTTTGGTTTGCCACCGATGACGTACGACGATGCCAATATGCTTCTAGCCTCTATCGGCATCCTTTGGGCTGCGGTCTTCTGCGTTCGGCAGGCTCGCAGATTATTTTAACCTCGCGTGGAGAAACGTCATGGATTTTACCGGCGTTGATACTGCGATCACCGGTGCACTCACCGACCTGTCTCCGATTGGTCTGGCTGTGGTGACTGTGATTGCAGGCATCTGGGCGTTCCGGCAAGTCAAGAGCATGCTGGGACGTTAATCAGGGTGGCCCCTTCGGGGGCCATTTTTATCTCCGAGCGACTACCGGTCTTTGGGAGATAAAAATGGGAGGTGATTATGGAAGGGGATTTTGGTCCGTGGCTTTACTTCTTCGTTGTGCTGGTCTCGTTGTGGGGCTTGCTCTCTGTTCGTTAGCGTCGTTTGTTTCGGCCGCTGAGGGCGTCGCTCCATTAACTAAACAATTTTATTATCAGGAGGATTGTGGGGCGTTTTTATCATCGTATCATAGCGGTGTTTGCGATCCATTTACTGATTCTAACGGCAATACGCAGTATAGGGCGGTTTATTGCTCGTCATCGTCGTTTCCTCGTCTAGGACCTGATCCCGCAAATCCTGGCGGTTATTTGTGTTTCGGTCCCATCACTGAATGCCCGATTCCCGCCGGAGAGACTCAGCAGGTCGTTTCCTCCTCTCCGCTTGGTTCGGATGCCTGTTATTCCAATTGCGTAATGACCACGAGCTCCTCCGGTTCAGTGCCTTGGATTCAGGTTAACGGCGTGCGGCGGTATTTCTACGACGCCACCAGCACCGGTGTTTACTGCGATGAGTCTGACGGTGCTGAGCCTTCGGAACCGTGGGACGAATATACGGATGAGGATGGTTGTTATCAGGGGTTCGATGGTCGGTACTGTCCCGGTGGTGGCGGCGGCTGTCCAAACAGCGTTACTGCTCCTAATGGTCAGACCTATTGTCGTGCACCAGAAACAGATGAAAGTTGTAATGAGGCCGGTGGTTCTACCGGTGACTGGTACTGCGGTCAGGATGACCCCAATTATGAGGAACCGTCTGATAGCGACGGCAGCGCCGACAGCGATGGCGACGGTATTCCTAACGCCGATGACCCCAATCCTGATGATCCCGACGCCGATGGCGACGGCACTCCGGACGGTGAGCAAGACGGCGACGGCAACGGCATTCCCGACGGTGAGCCCGGTGGCATAGACGACGGCGAGGGTGACGGCAACGAACCCGGCGACGGCTATCACGATGGCGGTACCTGCGAACCCGGCGAGCGCGTGGAGCCGGAGTGCTCCGACAATATGGACGCCATCCAGTGCGCTCTCGCGATCGAGCTTTTCCACGTCCGTTGTGACGCCACAACCGAGCATCGGGATTTCGTCGGCGATGAGGAATATCTCGAAGGCCCCTCGATCACCAGCAGCGAGGACGGCGACGGTGACGGCCAGCCTGATAACGCGATCCCCTCCGCCACTCTCGATGCCGGCACTGTCGTCGCCGGTCTTTCAGAGGACACCATCAGCTTCGGCAATCTCGCGTGCCCGGCTGATCGCACTTTCTCGATGCCAGGAGCCTTCGGAGGCTCTTTTACCCTGTCCTGGGAGCCGATCTGCGACTGGGCCGCGATGGTCCGGCCGATCGTTATCGCCCTCGGCTACCTCATGTCCGCGCTGATCATCCTGCGCAAATTCTCCGGAGGATCTGACTGATGCCCGCTTTCCTGCAAACCCTCGGTGTTTGGCTGTTCGGCGCGATCAGCGGCATGGTTGGCCGTGTGCTGGTCTCCCTTGGTATGGGCGTCGTCGCTTATACCGGCGTCGTCGAACTTGGCGACCAGCTGGTTAACCTGGTCAGCCAGCACTTCGGCGCCGCCTCCGATGTTCTAGCCCTGGCCAGTATCGCCGGTGTCGATGTGTTCATCAGTCTGGTGATATCCGCCCACCTTGGTCTGCTGGCCTGGATCATGGTTGCCAGCGGTTTCAAGCGCCTGTCGTTCATGGCCGGGCAGGGCGCTGAATAATGTTCGCCCTGGTCACCGGAACACCGGGCGCCGGCAAGACGTCCAGCACGTTGCTCCGCTTTAAGGACGTAAAGAATCGCCCTGTGTTTTACAGGGGTATCCGGGATTTGAGCCCAGACCTCGGCTGGTTCGAGTTGACCGATGATCAAGCGAAGGACTGGCGTCAGAACGTTCCTGAGGGCGCAGTCGTTATTATCGACGAAGCGCAGCAGCTGTTCCCGGTACGTCCTTCCAGTCGCCCGGTACCCGATGGTTTAACCGCGCTCGAAACGCACCGTCATTACGGCTATGACGTGTTTTTTATTACGCAGGAGCCCGGCTTGCTGGACAGCCACGCCCGCAAGATCGCAAACGAACACTTTCACTACGTGCGCCCGTTCCAAGCGCCGATGATCACCGAGTATCACTGCGGTACCGGCGCCATCTCACCGAGCAACCGCGCCGATCTGGCCCGCTGCTCGCAGAAGCGCAAGCCGCTCCCTAAAGCGGCGTTCGGCCTGTATCACTCCGCCGAGGTCCATACCCATAAGTTTAACCCGCCCAAGATGCTGTACATCCTGGGCGCCCTGGTCCTCACGGCTGCGGGTGCGTGGTGGTGGTTCTTTAGCAGTTTCAGCATTGGCGGCGTAGATCCCGACGCTGCAAAACAGACGGTCGAGCAGGGCGTACCCATGGCGCCAGGCACAATGCCCACACAGTCACCCGGTTCCTGGGCCGAGCTGCTGACTCCTGCCGTCTCCGGCGTTCCCTACACCGCCCCGATCTACCGCGAGGCCGCTATGAACGTCCAGGCGGTGCCGGTCGTTTCCGGATGCATGGCCTTTCGGCCGAATCAGTCCGACTGCCGCTGCTACACCCAGCAGGGCACCCGCATTCGGGATATGTCGCTGTCGATGTGCAAGCGCGCCCTGGCCGACGGCGTTTTCAACCACCTCGCCAGCGCCGATCCGGCGCCATCGCGTCCCCCCGATGAATCCCCTTCTCGGTCATCCGGCGATGACGGCTAGCGGCGGGCGAGGGGAGGCGGAGGAACGACGCACCCCCGCCCGCTGTTAGCCGTTCCCCGCGGCTGTCCAAATCCCATATCTTGCGCGCCTGGCGTTAACCTGGCGCACCACATCTTGTGTTTGGTTTAAACGTCGAGGAGGTACTGAACCGGGGCGCGGTGCTTTCGTTCCAGCTCCACTTTCAGCTGCTCAACGATCCAAAGGCTCATTACGTCGCCGGCGCTGTATTCGACGCCGGCCGGGTCGATTAGAAAGCTTCCGGATATTCGCCAGTGTGACCAGGTCGGGCAGTCTGTCGGCAGTCGGCCGTGTCGATGGATGGTTAGGAGTTGGAACGCCCAGGCCGGTGCCTGGTTAGATCTGAGGTATTTCCGTGCGGTGCTGATGTGGACGCCGATCAGGTCGGCGATTTGGCGGGGGTGCAGCCCGAAGGCCGCTGTTCTGAAGTCCATATCGATCTCCCGTTACAGGAAGATCATGCTACTTGACGCTTTAACGCGGGCCGATCCTCTATTGAACATAATATACAGAGTCGATCCGCCAGCCAGATGCCATAGGGCAGTGCAATAATTCCGAGAATCGTTGCAGCAGAATGGCTTACCGCTTGAAATCGGCGCTTCCACACGGCCGCCTTCTCCGTGTTATCTGCGCGTTCCGCGCGCTCGATCTCAGCCGCCGCGATGATCTCCATTGCGTCAATCCCCAAGCCTTCAGCCACTTTCCACGCCGTGTCATTGTCCAGCGTTCCGCCATGGCGACGGTATCTCGTCATCGTCGGCGTCTTGATTCCTAGGCCTTTCGCTATCTGGTAGTCGGTTTCCCAGCCTTTCAACGCCGCCAGCTGGTCGATGTAATCCAGGGTCTTTTTCATTCGGTGTTCCTCCTGCGGGCAATACTAGCCTTTAACGTTCAACCCCTACAATTATCTAAACCCCTTGATGCCTATACCCCTTTAGTGCTATATCTGCGCGCATACCTACAGGGGTTTAACTAGAACAAGGGGATGGGGATGACCGAACGCTGCCGCCTTTGCGATGAGCCCGCCGAACTCGGGGATCTGTGCGTCCAGTGCGAAGACCGCGCTATCACTGATTCCACTGCCTCGCCATGTCCGTTGTTCTTTGATTATCAGACCCGTGTGCTCATCGGTTGGATTGCTTTGTGGGATCTCCGAAGGGAGCTGCGTCCATGATCGTCAAGCTCTCGCCCTACATGTCCCCCTTCGCGCCGCCAGCTGAGTCCGGCGTTTACTGGCTTGGCCTGGAACACCAGGGCTACGCTCTCCACGACGGCCACGTCGTCGCCTGGATCGAGCGCCGCCGCGC